CGCAATGACTTCGAGAGTGCAGCATAACCACCAATCTGATCAGTGCGATAGACTGGTCCTGGAACCCAAGCCTTTATTTCTAAGGTCTGAGTATCCGGGTTCCACCTCTTTCGTGGATCCAGATTCCAGGGATGGTTACGGCCGAGAGCAGAGGAAGTATCAGGAACCCAGGGCAAAGGCCCAAGGATCGATTCTACTCGAGAGAATAGAATAGATGCTGTACGAACATAACCTCTTGAATAGAAGTTACGGGCGACAGCACACCATGATACAATACCTCTAACCTCCCGCCTTGTTCTGGGTGGCGGCTGATTAATATACGCAGGTGTAACTTGCGTACCATTAAAGGCGTCCACCCCACAAGACTCTCTAAACTTTCCTGTGAAGAAAGTCTTCTTGGAATTAACCTTACAGTTGTACTTAGTAAGGTAATTCAGAACAGCAACCGCATGTTTAGTAGGGACAAGGATATCGTCCCCATAAACATAGACGTTACGAGAAACGTGATATACGTTCCGGTAACTTACTGGGAGACAATTTTCCTTGAGGAGAGCCATTACACATATAGTGTAAAAGTACATGGCCTCGACAGGAAAACATAACGCACTGCCCATAGAAGCGAATTTCCGAACAGGTATTACTACTCCGTTCGGAAGCTTCGCTCTTGTCGAACGACATGATTCAATCGCATCCTTTAAATCAGGATTCGATTGAAACATTTCTAACGCGTAACCGACAGGAACACGGTCACTCGCATCAGAGAGATCGATCGTTGCTAATCGACCATCGCGCGACGAATCAAGAGCTAAACGCTGGTTAACACTTTGGTCACGGAAGTTTATGTGACCGGATGTTGAGGGATGTGTCTCTAAACGAGACACGATCGCTCGAGCAATAGCCTGTTGTACAAATTGCATACAAACAGGCTCTATAGCTATGATTCTGGGCCCTTTCAACGTTTTCGGAACAGGGGTAACCTTAACAGGTTGTTCTTGATCCGAATACACGACGGACACTCTATTGAGCTCCTCATTCGATTTGTCAAATTCCCCGCAAGATGCAGGGTAGACAGAATCAAGAAGAGGAAAATAAGGCTCAAGTCTGTCGTGCCATCGCCGGAGAACGAACTTCTGATTTCCAGAAATCCGATCCGCGGTGGCTCCGGGACCATGCCGTGGCGTAAAAGTATCCAGGCGTAAATCGCCCAGGATATTACCCCACAGCACTGAGGAAACAGTCGAAAATTCGACTGACGCCTCTTTCGGGAGCGGGAATGTTGAAAAGGAGCGTTCATTTGCGACAAACCCATCCAAACTTGCTTGAACCCTGTTAGGGGTACAAGATAGCTTGATCTTTTTGAAGGCCAGACAAATCTGCCTGACACTTCGAATAAGAGAAGCAACAAAATCTGGAGGGTTAAGGTTATATACATCGTAAATTCTCCCAGTCTCCGGGTCGAAGATTCGACTGA